CCTGTAGCTGGAAATTACTATATGTTTTTTAAAATATTATCACAGGCTGGTAATATTGGAAGTGGTGCAGCTGCACAAATAAGAATTAATAGACAACCTAGTGGAGGATCAAACGCAACTATACCAAATAGTTATCAATATGGTAACACTGCTCATGTTGCCGGTGAACACTTTTCTTTACATACGGCAGTTATAGCGACTCTTGCATTAAATGATGATATAACTTGTCAGACAGATTATCAAGGTTACTATGGAGGTGGTTACACAGCATTTGGAGGATATTTATTATAATGACTAGTACATTATTCGTAGAAGAACTAAAAGGTAGAACAACTGGTACAAATGCCAATAAAGTTATAGTACCGAGTGGCCAGACATTAGAAGTTTCTTCTAATCAAACTATAGGTGGTACACTTACTGTTCCTACAGTTACAGGAAATCCTTCTTTTACTGGAGGATTAAAAGTAGGTACTGTTCAAGATACTACTGGTACTACAGCTATGACTATAGATAGTAGTGGTAGAGTATTTAAATCAGTTATGCCTAGATTTTCAGTCTATAGAGGTGGAAGTGAACAATATGTAAATACTAGTAATATGGCAAGTGTTGGTGTTGCTATTGATTGGAGTACAGCTGAAGTAAATAACGGAGGTGCTGGTTTTGATTTAAGTAATAATAGATTTCAAGCACCTGCAACTGGTACTTATAGATTTGATTTTTCAGTACTTGTTGGATTACTAATACCAAGCTCTGGTGTTAATTGGTGCACCCTTATATTTACAAAAAATGGTTCAACAGGAGTAAGAATTGCTGGTACTCCGTATACATACTTTGAATCATATAATGCTAGTGGTAGTGCAAATGCTGGAGTTGGTGGTAGTGGTAGACACTTTTTTAAAGCTGTTGGCGGCGGCTTTGCTGAATTAACAGCTAGTGATACTGTGCAACTAATGTGCCAAGGATCAAATAGTTCAAATATAAGAGTACATAGTGGAGTTCATTCATTATGGTCAGGATATTTAATAGGATAAAGGTATGACAAGTACATTAAAGACAGAGAAGATACAGTTCAGAGGTGATAACAGTGATGCTATGACTCTGAGTACCAATGGTGGTGTAACACTAGGAGGAACTGGAGGTTTACATGTAGGTCATTCAAATAATAATGCGCAAGTAGCTACTTTTATTAATAGTAGTTATTCTAATTCAAGTAATGGTGTTGTTCATGTAAAACAAAGTGCTGGTACAAATCAACCTACAATGGTTATTGAGCAAACTGGTACTGGTGGCAATCCAGCTGATACTCAAGGTTTGCATATAAAAATTGCTGGTCAAAATCAAGGTAATGGTCAAGCTATACGAGTTACTACAACAAACTCAAATCTTAATAGTGGTAGTGCTTATGATGCATTTTCAGTTACAAATGGAGGTAACTTAGATGTTAAAAATACAAGTAATGCTTCTACATTAAGCCTAAATAGAGATGGTCAATTTTCAATACCAAAGCAACCTTTATTTATGGGTAAAAATAGTCACCCTCTTCCTTCAGGTGCAACAACAGATACAACAACTGGTTATAGTACTAGTCATACTCATTATAAACCTAATACTGTAGTAATAAATAATGGAAACCATTTTGATAATACAAATGGTATTTTCACTGCTCCTGTTGCTGGTTTTTATATGATGCACTGTACGTTTTCAAGAACAAGTGATAACTGGGTAGCACTTTATGCTGTTAAAAATACCACTACACAAACTGGTTTATGGATGCAAGTTAGCAGTAGAACAGCAGCAACTTGGGATACTAGAGATTTAATTTGTATAGTTGAAGCTGCTGCAAATGATAAATTATATTTTACATATCCTCATACTTATACTGCACCAGGAAATAACAATGAAACAATGATGACAATACACAAGATAGCATAGGAGGAATTATGCCAAAATATGAAATAGAATTAACTGATACAGAAGATAAAGCAATGCAATATGTTTGTGCAGATATTCAAAAATGGGCAGAACTTACTATTAAAGATAGAGCAAGAATAGCTAAAGATGAAATTATTGCAGCTAACACAGCACATTGTAATGCAAATGAAATTCAAATAGCAACAGGTATAGACAAACAAGTTGAACAAGCGTTTACTTTAAAAGTAGTTAAAACAGCTAAAGAAATACTTGACGCTGAAGAATTTAAACCTGAATAGGGAGAACTAAATAATGGAAAATAATGAAGTTGAAAAGGTCGTAATAGACGAAGTAGAATATGAAGTGAACAGTCTTTCAGATAAAGCTAAGATCTGTATAACTCAGTTGAAAGATCTGCAAAATCAGATAAATATATCAAGAATGAGATTAGATCAATTGATAGCATCACAGAATGCTTTTACAAGAGATCTTAGAGAAGAGGTACCAAAGAAAGAAAATGAGTCGAGCAAGGAATCTAAGTAAATTTAAACCATCAACTACTGGGTTAATAGCAGATAATACTATAACTAATGCTATGATTAATTCTAGTGCAGCTATAGCCAAAACTAAATTAGCTTCTTTAGATATTGTGAATGCTGATGTTAATGCTAATGCTGCAATTGTAGGTAGTAAGCTAACAAATTTAGGAGTTGACTCCTCAGATATAAATGCTGGTCAAATTACTAGACCTAAGCTTGATACAAAGTTAAATCAGCTTGAAATGGTATGGGTAGATATGGTTACACTTAGTGGCGCAAACCATACACATCAAATAATTGATGAATATGGTACAAGAGCTAATGTTCAAAATGGTAACAATGGTCCTGGTGGAAGAGCAAGAATAAAAGGTGAAACTGGTACTGGTAATTTTAGAATAAAATTTCAACTTGGCACATTGTGGGGTTGGTCAGAATTACACTTAACTAGCCCATCAAATTATACTGATGCTACTAAACATAACGGCGGTTCATATGCAACATATCATCTTGCTTCTGAGCCAAGTGGAGCAAAAAAATTTTTCGTAGCAAATAATGGCTCAAACAATATAAGATATTATACATACTGGAATGGTTCATCATCTAGCTCACAAACTATAAGTGGTGGAAGTTCAAATACTATGAATATATGGAGATCTGATGGAACACTATACTGGTATGACACTTCAACAACACACACAATAGCAACAAGTTCAACAGATAACTTTATCGTCTATTGTGGATTACAAAGTCCATCTTTTGTAAGACTTTTAGATGTATCAAGTTATTCAGGGAAAGTATCGTGAGTTTTAAAAATTATGATCCAGCAGTTATTGCGATTGCAGCAGATAATTTAGGTTTTAAAAAATCTGTGTCTATAAATGAAGATGGTTCATTGAACTGGTGGTTTGAAAAAGATCATCCGACAGACAAGCAAATGTTAGATGAAATATCAAATGCACAAAAACAATATGATGAAACGGGTCCAATAAATAAAGGATAAGTTATGTCACTATCAAAAATAACAAATGAAAGTTTAGCTGCAAATACTGTAGATTCAGATAAGATAGCTGCTAATGCTATAGGCACAAGTGAGATTGCTAATGATGCAGTTACTGGAGCTGAGATAGAAAACAATCCTACAATAGCAGGTAACTTAACTGTAAGTGGCACAAGTGCATTAACAGGTGATGCAACATTAAGTAGGGCAGAAACAAATGGAACTGTTAGATTAAATTTATCAAATACTGGTGTAAATGGTTCATCTGAATATTCAGAAATAAAATTAAATTCTACTGCTGGTGGAACACAAACTTCTGTAGTTCAGCATAGAAATAACTATGGTCTTAATATAGGAACAACAACAGACCATGCAGTTTATTTTCTTCAAAATAATGCAAGTGCTATGGCTATTGATGCAAATTCTAATGTTGGAATAGGCACTACAAGTCCAACATCACCTTTAGGAGCAAATTTCAAAGTTTTAGATATTAACAGTGGAGTTTGGGGTGGTAATGTAAATTTTTCTGGTAATAGTGGTGGATACATTGGCAACAGACATTCTGGAAATGGTGGATTAGGTTACTACTCTGCTTCTGGACAAGGACATGATTTTCATGTGAATGGAAATCAAGTTTCTACTTTAAGTGTACAATCAGATGGTGATGTAAATGTAAAAATTGGCAACCTTCGTTTTGGAACAAATGGCAAGGGAATAGATTTTACTGACCATTCCAATGTTAGTGGCATGACTTCAGAACTTCTTGACGACTATGAAGAAGGTACAGCTACAGTTAACATGGTTTCAAGTGGTGCAACATTTGCTTTCGGTGGTTCTGACGGAAGTGAAACTACTTTGTATTACATTAAGATTGGAAGGCTAGTTCATTATTTTATGAATTGGGATAGTAGTTCTACAGTTAGTGGAACAACATCTAATACAGTACAAATTCAAAACTTACCTTTCAGTAGTGATTATGGAGATACTTTTACAACTTGGTTTCATAGAGGTCCAGTAGGAGCATTCGACATACTGGTAACAGCTTACAGTACAAGCATGAGTTTTTTAATTTCACCTACTGGTGGTGGTATGTGGAGTGATATGACTGCTGTTCGTTTAAGTCACGTTGACATGAGATTAAGAATATCTGGAACAACTATAGTATCATAGGAGTAAAATATGGCTGAAGGCGATTTAACAAAAGAAAGAACATTAAATAAAATAGAAATAGTATCTGATTGGGTTATACAAATTAGAGAAATAGATGGAGTTTATGAAGAACAAAAAGATGGTAGTAAGAAATTAATTTCTTCAAATTATCATAGACGTTCTTTAGTACCTTATCTTTCTCTCAAAGAAGCAGATGGTTCTTGGAAACACACTGATACAGATTTATCAAAAGAAAGTACAAAAATAAAAGGTATTGCAGAAACTTGTTGGGATAGTGATACCAAGACAGCATACAAAACATTTATAGAAAGTCAAGAACTATAAGATTAAAAATATTATAAATAGAGTATAATAATTTAAAAAACTCTAGGTTATAATATGGCTACACCAAATTCAAAAACAACATTAATAGATTATTGTAAAAGAAGACTCGGTGCACCTGTTATTGAAATTAATATTGATGAAGAACAAGCAGAAGATCGCGTTGATGAAGCTCTAGAATATTATCAAGAATTTCATTCTGATGCTACAGTAAAAGGGTATATGAAACATCAAGTAACAGGAACTGATGTTTCTAATGAATATATTTCTGTTTCTTCTGATATTATTCAAGTCACAAAAATGTTTCCAATAACTAGCAATTTCAATACTGCTAGAAATTTTTTCGATATAAAATATCAAATGATGTTAAATGATTTGGCAGACTTTGCTACATTCTCTGGAGATGTAGCTTATTATGAACAAATCCAACAATATCTTAGACTTTTAGAAATGAAATTAAATGGGCATCCTATAGTTAATTTTGTTAGGAGACAAAACAGGTTATACATACATGGTGACTTTGCGGATAACGATATTAAAGCTGGAGATTTTATTGTAGCAGAAGTATATACTATAATCAATCCTACAACACATACTAGTGTTTTTAACGATATGTGGTTGAAAGAATACACTACAGCATTAATCAAACAACAATGGGGATCCAATCTTATTAAGTTTGAAGGAATGCAATTACCAGGAGGAGTACAATTAAATGGCCGTCAAATATATGATGATGCTACTAATGAAATAGTAGCTTTACGAGAAAGAATCAGAGTTGAGCACGAATTGCCACCAGATTTTTTCGTGGGGTAACATATGGCCACTAATTTTTATTTCCAACAAGGTGTAAAATCAGAACAAGATTTATATGAATCTATAGTCATAGAATCTATAAAGATGTATGGCCAAGACGTATATTATCTTCCTCGAGATATCGTAAATTTAGATGATGTATTTAAAGATGATGCAGCTTCTAGATTTAATTCTTCTCACAAGATAGAAATGTATATAGAAAACGTTGATGGATTCGACGGTGAAGGAGATATCTTTACTAAATTTGGAGTAGAAATTAGAGATCAAGCCACTTTTGTTGTGGCAAGAAAAAGATGGTCAGCTCAAGTAAAACATTATGATAGTGAAATTACAGCTATAAGACCTTTAGAAGGCGATCTTATATATTTACCTTTCGCTAAAAAATTATTCCAAATAATGAGAGTGGAACATGAATCGCCTTTTTACCAATTAAAAAATGTTCCAGTATATAGATTATTTTGTGAATTATTTGAATATAGCGGTGAAGATCTTGATACTAACGTTGTTACCATTGATAACATAGAAAAAACTGGATATGAAGTTGCTCTTACATTACAAGATTCAAGTGCAACTGGATTTGTTATTGGTAATGATATAAGACAACAATTTTCAGATAGTGCACTAGGTACTGTTAATCTTACTGCTGAAATTACTGAATACAATGATTCTACTAATATATTGAAGGTAGCTCATTTAAGTGCATCTGATGGCAAATTTCACATGTTCACTGCAGGAAATATTACTTCTTTAGATTCAACCGGTGTTGAAGGAAATAGATTTACTAGAACAATAACAGCAGTTAATGAAGAACTTGCTCAAGTTATTAATCAAAATTCTGACTTTGACACAGTCAGCACAACCTTTTTAGACTTCTCCGAAGAAAATCCTTTCGGAGATCCATCGGATATGTAATATGTTTGGAAACCATTTTTATCATAAGAAAGTTAGAAAATGTGTAGCAATGTTTGGCACACTTTTCAATAACCTTTATGTAATTAGATTAAATTCGTCTGGAGCTTCAACAAGTCAGATTAAAGTTCCTTTATCATATGGTCCTAAAAGAAAATTTATTGAAAGAATAAACGAACAAGCTGATTTAACTACTGATAGTAAAGTAGCAATTAAGTTGCCAAGAATGTCATTTGAAATAACAAACTTTTCATATGATGCCAATAGACAACTACAAAAAATAGCAAATTTCAATAGAGCTACTCCTATAGGAGATGTTAATTCTAGACAAAAGTTTTTTGTTCCAGTTCCTTATGATATTGGATTTGAGTTAAACATATATGCAAAAAATCAAGATGATGGTTTACAAGTTGTAGAACAAATATTGCCATTCTTTAATCCTCAATATAGTTTAACAATGAAACCTTTTCCAACTGATTTTCCTGATATTAAAGAAGATATACAAATTATATTAGAAGGTTTAAACTTGTCTGATGATTATGAAGGGAGTTTAGAACAAAGAAGAACAATAATTTACACTATGTCTTTTCAAATGAAAGTAAATTTTTATGGTCCTACACAAAGATCTGATATTATTAGAAAAGCAATTTCTAATGTATTTAATCAAGGTGCAGGAGCTCTCGATTCAGATTTATCTATTGAAACTATTACAATAACACCTAATCCAAGTAGTGTTAGCCCAGATAGTGATTTTGGATTTAATGAATCAATTGTTCTTAATTTTGATAGCGCGAGCACATAATGAGTAAAAAAAATATTAAAGATGATTATGATTATTCTAGAGAAACTTATTACGATCTTTTAGAAAAAGGAAAGCAAAGTTTAGAATTAATGATAGAAGTAGCTAGAGAATCTGAACATCCTAGAGCTTTTGAAGTTCTTTCTGGCATGATGAAAAATATGGCAGACATTAATGATAAGTTAATGGATTTGAATAAAAAAGAAAAGGAGATAAACGAATCAGATGATAAAAAGCAAATCGGCAATACTACAAATAATAATGTTTTCTTGGGATCCACAGCGGATCTACAAAGACTTTTAGGTAATAAGGATTTCGTGAATGTCACACCAAAAAGAAACGTACCTAACTAATACTAATGTAAAAAGAGACGGTATTGTTCAAAGCTGGAATGCTGAAGATGTAAAGACTTATCATCAATGCATGAACGATCCAGTATATTTCACTCAGAATTTTATTAAAATAATTTCTTTGGATACAGGATTAATTCCTTTTAATCTATACAAGTATCAAAAAAAGATGTTTAAAGAATTTAAAAAGAATAGATTTAGCATTGTCTTAGCGTGTCGACAATCCGGTAAATCAATTTCAGTCTGTGCTTATCTTTTGTGGTATGCTTTATTTAATCCAGAAAAAACAATTGCTATCTTAGCTAACAAAGGAGCAACAGCTCGAGAAATGTTAGCTAGAATAACATTAATGTTAGAGAATATTCCTTTTTATTTACAACCTGGAACTAAAGCTTTAAATAAAGGTTCTATTGAATTTAGTAATAATTCTCGTATCATTGCGGCTGCAACTTCTGGTTCATCTATTCGTGGTCTTTCAGTTAATTTATTATATCTTGATGAGTTTGCTTTTGTTGAAAGAGCGTCAGAGTTTTATACGTCTACATATCCAGTTGTTACAGCTGGTTCAAATACTAAAGTTATCATAACATCTACAGCAAATGGAATAGGAAATACTTTTCATAAACTTTGGGAAGGTGCAGTACAAAATGTTAATGTATTTAAACCTTTTAGAGTAGATTGGTGGGACGTACCCGGAAGAAATAAAAGGTGGAAAGAAGAAACTATTTTAAATACTTCACAGCTACAATTTGATCAAGAATTTGGTAATACTTTTTTTGGAACTGGAGATACTTTAATAAACACCGAAACTTTATTAGCATTAAAAGCTGCAGCTCCAATAGAAAGGTTAGAAAGTACAGCCTTAAATGTTTACAAAAAGCCTATACCTAAACATAATTATGTAATGACAGTAGATGTTGCAAAAGGAAGAGGACAGGACTATTCAACTTTTACTTTGATCGATATTAGCACTAGGCCTTTTGAACAGGTGGCTGTATATCGCAACAACACTATCTCTCCTATTCTCTTCCCTACTATTATCTATAAATATGCAAAATTGTACAATGAAGCTTATGTAATAGTAGAATCAAATGATGTAGGACAAGTGGTGTGTAATGGATTATATTATGACTTAGAATATGAACATGTTCATGTAGAATCAGCTATAAAATCTAACGCTATTGGAATAGAAATGACAAGAAAAGTAAAAAGACTCGGTTGTTCTGCAGTTAAAGATATATTAGAAACTAATAAATTAAATATATATGATGAAAATACAATAATGGAAATTTCAACATTTGAAGCTAGAGGAACTTCGTATGAAGCTTCAGATGGTAATCATGATGATTTGATGATGAATTTAGTTATGTTTGGCTTTTTTGCGACAACTGATTTCTTTTCAGATATGACTAATATTGATATTAAACAAATGATGTTTAAACAAAAAATGAAAGAAATAACAGATGATCTTCCTCCATTTGGTCACATAGATGATGCTGAAGATTATATACAAACTTTAGAAGAACAGGAAAATAGTAAAGTTAAATGGTACATAGAATATCCGGATTTACACCCAGATTGATGATTTTTCATTTTTTATAAATAGTATATAAGAATGACTATTCTTGTTATGTAACACTTATAATTTAGTTTTCGATAAAGGGGAAAAAAATGGCGTTATTCACTCCATCAGAATCACCTGCAGTAGTAGTAAAAGAAGTAGACCTTTCGGGTGTAGTCCCTAATGTTCAAACTTCGACAGGTGCTACAGTAGGCAACTTTCGTTGGGGTCCAGTAGAAGAAAGAAAAAAAGTTAGTAATGAAAGTGAATTGGTCAGTATCTTTTCTTCTCCTGATTCAACGAATACAATAGATTTCCACTCTGCTTCAATGTTCTTAAAATATTCAAATAGCTTAGAAGTAGTTCGTGGAGTCACATCTGCTGCCTTTAATGCCGGAATATCTACAGTAGGTCCTTATGACTCAGCTGGTAGCTCTGATCCAACTAAAGCGCAGTTAATTAAAAACAAATCACAATTTGATAGTGCTGAAACTGGTATTTTAGCTCAAGGCCCTAATGGCATGGGAGGTAAAATAGCTTACTTAGGTAGATTTCCTGGTGAATTAGGAAATAGTTTAGCAGTTCATTTACTAGGAGCAAGTGATAGTGCAACACCAGCTTCATTTAATGCATGGGCTTATAAAAATAATTTTGATTTAGCACCAGGAACATCGTCCTATGCTACTAAATACGGATCATTGCATGATGAATGTCATCTTGCAGTTATTGATTCAGGCGGATTATTTACTGGTACTAAAGGAACAGTTTTAGAAGCTTATGATGCAGTTTCTGTTGCTCCAGACGCAGTTAAAGATGACGGAAGTACAAATTATGTAAGAAAAGTAGTTAATGAAAATTCTAACTATATTTACTTTCTAAATTTTGATTCCTCAATGTCAGCTGCTGGTGCTGGTGTAACAAATGCTAGTGTAGCTGGAGGTAAAAATTATAAAGCTGTAACTAAGCCTTTAGTTAAAGAATTAAAATTAACTAATGGCACAAACAGCGGTGCACTAACTGCAACTGAGTTTGCTACTGGGTTTGATCTTTTTGAAGATAGAGACACAGTAGAAGTTGATTTCTTGATTGCTCCAGGTATGACATCAAGAACCAATCAAACAACTGTTACCAATGATTTAGTCGCAACAGCAACAAGCTTAAGAAAAGATTGTGTTGTAGTTTCATCACCATCTCGAGATGATGTTGTAAACAGAACAACAGGTCAAACTGAAGCAATTGTTGAAGGTGCTAATAATATGACTGCTTCATCATACTTAATAGTAGACAACAACTATCTTAAAGTATATGATAAATTTAACGACCAATTTATTAAAATTCCTGCAGCTTCTTCTACAGCCGGTCTTATGGCTCTATCAGATGCTAATGCTGCTCCATGGTTTTCACCAGCTGGAAATCGTAGAGGACAGTTACTAGGAATTACAGATTTAGTTTGGTCACCAACAAAATCTCAAAGAGATACACTCTATAGAAATTATGTTAATCCTATAGCAAATATTCCTGGTCAAGGAACAATGTTATATGGAGATAAGACTCACTTATTGAAGAACTCTGCTTTTGACAGAATTAATGTAAGACGATTATTCCTTTCAATAGAAAGAGCAATCGCTGCAGCTGCTCAAAACGCAATGTTTGAATTTAATGATGAGTTTACAAGAGCAGAATTTGTTAATATAGTTGAACCATTCCTAAGAGAAATTAAAGGAAGACGAGGTATTACAGACTTTAAATTAGTTTGTGATTCAACAAATAACACTGCTGCTGTAATTGATAGAAATGAGTTTATTGCAAATGTATTTGTAAAACCAGCTCGTTCTATTAACTTTGTAACATTGAATTTTGTTGGAGTTAGAACCGGCGTCGATTTTACTGAAATCGTCGGCACAGTTTAGGAAAGGAGAGTAAAAAATGGCAATTCTAGGAGTTGACGATTTTAAAGCCAAAATCAGAGGTGGAGGCGCTCGTCCTAATCTATTCAAAGCAACAATAAACTTTCCAGGTTATGCAGATGGTGATGTAGAGTTATCATCATTCTTATGTAAGTCTGCTTTACTACCTGAGTCTACTATCGGAACAATATTAGTTCCATTTAGAGGTAGAAACTTAAAGGTAGCAGGAGACAGAACATTTGCACCTTGGACTGTTACAATAATCAATGACACTACCATGGATACAAGAAACGCTCTTGAAAGGTGGATGAATGGTATTAACGCTCATACAGCTAATACAGGATTAACTAACCCTGTAGATTACCAAGCAGACCTTGTGGTAGAACAACTTGATAAAGATGGTACAACAACCAAAACTTATAACTTTAGAGGAGCTTTTCCTACATCTGTAGGATCAATTGCAGTCAGCTATGATAACGCAGATGTAATTGAAGAATTCGATTGTGAGTTTCAGGTTCAGTATTGGGAATCTAATACTACATCTTAATATACATATTAATAAGGGAGAGCTTTATGCTCTCCCAACATAAGGATTAAATATGGCTGATAATGGCGGAATAAAGTTATTTGGCTTTGAACTTAGAAGAGTTAAAGACGAGAAAAATAAAAAATTATTATCTGTAGTACCAAAAGTAGATGATGACGGTGCAGGTTATGTTACAGCTGCAGGGTCACACTACGGTCAGTTTCTTAATATTGAAGGAGATGACTCTAAGGATAATACTCAGTTAGTTATGAAGTACAGAGGCGTAGCATTTCAACCTGAAGTTGATATGGCTGTGGAAGATATTATCAATGAAGCAATTAGTGGAAGTGAAATAAAAGCTTCAGTTAATTTAGTATTAGATAACTTACAAGGTGTAAGCCAAACAATAAAGAATCAATTAAACGAAGAATTTAATAACGTAACTCAAATGTTAAATTTTGAAGAGTTAGGTCACGATATATTTAGAAGATGGTATGTTGATGGCAGAATATATTATCATTTAGTAGTAGACGACTCTAATCTTAGTGCTGGTATACAAGAAGTACGACCTATTGATGCTGCAAAGATTAGAAAAGTAAAACAAGTAAAAAAGAAAAAAGACCAAGAAACTGGTGCTAATCTTGTCGAAAAAACAGATGAGTACTTCATATTCCAAGAAAAAAGTGGTAGTAATTATTCAGGTGGTGTTAAAATATCAACTGATGCAATATGCTATGTAACTTCCGGATTGCTAAGTGAAGATAAAAAGAGAGTAGTATCTTACTTACATAAAGCTCTTAAAGCGATTAATCAACTAAGAATGATGGAAGATTCATTAGTTATTTACAGATTAGCTCGAGCTCCAGAAAGAAGAATATTTTATATTGATGTAGGTAACTTGCCACGTGGTAAAGCTGAACAATATTTAAAAGACATTATGACTAGATATCGTAATAAATTAGTTTATGATGCTAAGACCGGTGAAATTAAAGATGATCGTAAACATATGTCAATGTTAGAAGATTTTTGGTTACCAAGAAGAGAAGGTGGTAGAGGTACAGAGATTACTACATTGCCTGGTGGAGATAACCTTGGTCAAATAGATGACATAATTTATTTTCAGAAGAAATTATATCAATCACTTAATGTTCCAATGAGTCGTTTAGATCAAGAACAAGTTAGTGGTATATTAGGAAGAGCAACTGAAATAAGCAGAGATGAATTAAAATTTCAAAAATTTATCGATCGTTTAAGAAAAAGATTTAGTAAAGTATTTTTAGAAATTTTAGAAAAACAATGCATTCTTAAAGGCATTACTACACCTGATGATTGGAAATCTTGGAAAAATAAAATTATAGTAGATTATGTAAGAGATAACCATTTTGCAGAACTTCGTGATACTGAAATGTTGAGAGAAAGAATCCAAACTCTTGAAACTTTACAAAATGCACAACTAGTTGGTACATACTTTTCTAAAGATTGGGTAATGAAAAATGTTTTAAGAATGTCAGATGAAGATGTCCAAGAAATGCAAAAACAGATAAAAGGAGAAGCTGATAGCGGAGAAACAGAAGAACCTGATGATAATCAACAAGAAGATTATTATGAAGAGATTCCAGAAATAATAGAACAGATTGATCCTATAGATGAAGAATCTAAGATTTTAGATAATAAAGTTAAAGAAAAAGAATTGCAGGTTTTAGAAAACGTTGCTCAGGCATTAGTAAATTAAATTATGTCTAAAGTAATTAATGAAGCTCTTTTAGCTTTATCCATAAAGAAGTTAAAAGAAGATTTAGAACAACTCAAAAAATCTCCAAAACGAGGAAAGCGAGGCATACCTGGACTCGATGGTAAACAGGGTGAACAAGGACCTGTAGGTGAGAGAGGTCCAATTGGAGAACAAGGATTAATAGGTCCACAAGGAATTCAAGGATTACAAGGATTACAGGGAGATTTAGGTGAAAAGGGTGATAAGGGTGAAATCGGCGAAACAGGCCCGCAAGGCCTTAAAGGCGATACCGGCACGCAAGGCGAAAAAGGCGATCAGGGCGAAAAAGGCCAGATAGGAGAACAAGGTGAACAAGGTATACAGGGAGAGATTGGTCCACGAGGTTTACAAGGCCCAACCGGTCAAAAAGGAGACAAAGGCGAGAGAGGAGAGACGGGTGCACAGGGAGCTCAAGGATTACAAGGAAAAGATGGACCTACAGGCCCAGAAGGTGCAAAAGGAAAAGATGGAATCGATGGTAAGAAAGGAAAAACTGGAGATCGTGGACCTCAAGGCTTAAAAGGTGATAAAGGTGACAAAGGAGATCCTGGTGAAAAAGGTGATGCTGGAGAAAAAGGAGATCCAGGCAAATCATTAGAAATAGATGATATAAAACCTTTATTAGAACCTGCTCTTAAAAAATATGATGATCAACATAAAGCTCATGTTCAAAATATTCAGAAAGCTCTATCATTAGGTGGAGGTGGTTTAGGCGAACAAGATGTATTAAGATTGATTAGTGAAAATGGCGGTGGAGGTGGAGGTAATGTAGACTTATCTGCTGTAGCTCAACATATTATACCATCACAAGATGAAGTATATGATTTAGGTAGTGAAACTAAAAAATGGAGAGACTTGCATCTTTCTGGATCTTCATTAAATTTAGGATCTGCAAAAATTAGTGTTGGATCTGCTGGAGGATTACAGTTAAGAGATGCTCAAGGAACTACTCCAAGTTTAACTACATCTAATACAACTACCATACCAGGATCAACAAATTTTGATTTAAGAAATACAGAAGGTGACACTAATAATAAAGCTAGAGAAGATGATGGATCTGCTACTCTTGGAAGCAAAGATGTAGATGAATTTGGATCAAGTTTAAGAACAATATATGATTGTTTAGAACCTTTTGGTCAGTTTAAAACACAGGATCTTGGTGCAAGTGAAACACATGTTGGAGCTTAATATGGCTTCTATTTATTATATAAATATACTAAATATAGGAAATTTGAGGTAAAGAATGCCTACAACATTACAATTTAGAAGAGGTACCAATGCACAGAATAACTCCTTTACTGGTGCCGCAGGTGAAATAACATTTGATACCACTAATAAAACTTTACGTGTTCATGATGCTTCCACCGCAGGTGGAACAAGATTAGCAACAAAAGCTGAACTAGATGCATTGGATGCTGCCTCCTTTTCTGCTGGAGAAGGTATTGATATATCTGGAACTACAATATCAGCTGAAGATGCTACTTCATCAAATAAAGGTATAGCTTCATTTGCAGGTGCTGATTTTAATGTTACATCAGGGGCTGTTACAATTAAAAATGGTGGGGTTAGTAATGCACAATTGGCAGGTTCTATTGCTAACGCTAAATTAGCAAATTCTACTGTAAGTTATGGAGGTGTATCATTAGCATTAGGAGCTACTGATGCAACTCCAGCTTTTGATTTATCTGATGCAACAAATTATCCTACAAGTTCATTATCAGGAACTATCACAAATGCTCAGTTGGCAGGTTCAATTGCTAATGCTAAGTTGGCAAACGCCTCATTTACCATTACTGACGGAAATACATCACAAGCAGTTGCTTTAGGAGATACTTTAACATTTACATCTGGTGAAGGCATAGATGCTGTAGTCTCTGCAACTGATACTCTTACTATTTCAGCAGAAGATGCAACAACATCTAATAAAGGTGTTGCTAGTTTCAATACAAATCACTTTACAGTTTCATCTGGTGCTGTATCAATAAAAACATTAAATCAAAGTACAACAGGTAATGCTGCCACAGCCACAGCTTTAGAAAATGCTAGAACAATAGCTGGAGTATCTTTCGATGGTACAGGTAACATTAGTTTAACTACTCAAAACATATCAGAACATTCTTCTAATTTATATTTTACAACTGCTCGAGCAAAATCAGCTACAGTCGCAGATGCGATTAATAATGGAACAACAGATGTAGCTCCTTCACAGAATGCTGTATTCGATGCTTTAGCTTTAAAATTAAATTTAGCTGGTGGAACACTATCTGATAAACTAACATTAGATGGTGATCCTACAAATAATTTACATGCTGCAACAAAACAATATGTTGACGGAGTTGCTAGTGGATTAGATGTTAAACTTTCAGTTAGAGTAGCTACAACAGCAAATGGCACTTTATCTTCAGCTTTTGCTAATGGTCAAACTGTAGATGGTGTTTCATTATCAACAGGAGATAGAATACTTATCAAAGATCAAAGTACAGGATCTGAAAATGGTATATACACTGTTAATAGTTCCGGTGCACCAACAAGAGCCACAGACTTTGATGCAAATTCAGAAGTTACTTCTGGGGCATTTACTTTTGTAGAAGAAGGAACTACAAATGCTAACGTTGGATTCGTATTAACAACAACAGGATCTATAACATTAGGTTCTACATCTTTAGTGTTTGGTCAGTTTTCTGGAACAGGTCAAATCACTGCAGGTACGGGTTTAACTAAAGTAGGAAATACTTTAAATGCTGATGATGCTACAACTTCTGCAAAAGGTATAGCGAGTTTCGCATCTTCTGATTTTACAGTTTCATCGGGCGCAGTTAGTATTAAAACATTAAATCAAAATACTACAGGAAATGCTGCAACAGCGACAGCATTAGCTAATGCTAGGACAATAGCTGGTGTAAGTTTTGATGGAACTGGAAATATTGCAATTCCTATAGAAAATTTATCGAATGTAAGTAGTACATCTCCATCTACAAATCAAATATTAAAATGGTCAGGATCAGAATGGGCTCCAGCTGCTGATGGTGGTGGAACAGTTACTGAAGCATTTAAAACAATTGCTGTGTCCGGACAAGACAATGTTGTAGCTGATGGAGCAACAGACACATTAACATTTGCCGCTGGTAGTAATATGACTATTACTACAAATGCTTCTGGTGATACTATCACGTTTGCAGCTAGTGGTGGAGGTGGTGGAGATATTACTTCAGTTGTAGCTGGTACGGGATTATCTGGTGGAGGTACTAGTGGAGATGTTACATTAAATGCAACAGATGCTTCTACTTCCGCAAAAGGTATCGCTTCGTTTTCATCAAATGATTTTAGTGTTTCATCTGGAGCAGTTACAATTAAATCAGGTGGAGTTTCAAATACTCAACTAGCAGGTTCTATAGCTAATGCTAAGTTAGCTAATTCAACAGTAAGTTATGGGGGAGTATCATTAGCATTAGGTGCTACCGATGCAACACCAGCATTTGATTTAAGTGATGCTACCAATTATCCAACAAGTTCTCTTTCCGGAACTATTACAAATGCTCAGTTGGCAGGTTCAATTGCTAATTCTAAATTATCTAATTCATCATTTACATTAAGTGATGGGAGTACAACACAGGCTATAGCTTTAGGTGATACTTTAACAGTTACTGCTGGAGAAGGTATTGATGCTACAGTTTCAGCAACAGATACACTCACAATCTCAGCTGAAGATGCTACCGCATCAAATAAAGGTGTGGCAAGTTTTAGTTCAGATCATTTCACTGTATCATCAGGTGCTGTTACAATAAAAGCTGATGGAATAGACGATACTCATATTGATTTTGGTACAGGAACAAACCAAGTTAGTACCGCAGACATTCCAGAACAAACTAATCTATATTATACAGATGCAAGGGTAGATGCTTTTGTTGATTCATCTTTTGTAGGTTTACATGCTAGAAATTTACAGTTGAATGATTCTGCTCAAGCACTTTATTCAAATATAATTGTTACAGTAGCAGGTGGAAAATTCGTAATAGACGGAACTTCACAACAAGCAGTTTCATTAGCAAAAGGATATATCTACAGATTTGATCAATCAGCTAGTACTAATGGAACGCATCCTCTAAGATTCAGTACGACATCAAATGGAACTCATGGCGGTGGATCGGAATATACAACTGGAGTTACTAAAGTTGGAACTGCTGGTTCAGCTGGAGCTTATGTAGAAATTAAAGTTTCACAAATTACTCCTGTACTTTATTATTACTGTGCTAACCATTCTGGTATGGGAGCTATTGTTAATATTGGTGGAGGCCACGCAACAACTGATACATTAACAGAAGGTTCTACTAATTTATATCATACGACTGCAAGAGTTCAAGCAATATCAATTAACAATGTGGTAGAAGACACAACTCCTCAACTTGGTGGAGCACTAGACGTTAATGGTGCCAAGATCGTATCAACTTCAAATGGCAATATTGATATTGAACCGCATGGAACTGGTGATGTACTACTAGGTAATTTTAAATTTGATGCTGATCAATCAGTTGGTTCAGGCCAAGACAACTATGTATTGACATATGATCATTCTACAGGTAAGATCAGCCTGGAGGCTTCTTCCGGCGGTGGAGGAGGATCATCATTAACGGTACAAGATGAAGGATCTGCTTTATCGACCGCAGCGACAACAATTAATTTTGTAGGAAATGGCGTAGTAGCATCAGGATCAGGTGCAACTAAAACAATTACCATAGCTGGTGGCGGAAGTGGAGTTACTGTACAAGAAGAAGGCTCTAGTCTTTCCACATCAGGCACTACATTAAACTTTGTAGGATCTGGAGTTACAGCCACTGGAAGTGGTGCTACTAAAACAATTACTGTACCTGGTGGAGGAACTATAGATTCTGCTGGAGTTAATACTTTAATTGGAAATGCAACTGGAAGTCTTACAGGTATAAATCACTTTGATTATGAAGCTGACTCTGCTCAGACATCATTTGGTGGAACTGATATAGATGGAAATACTCTATCCTATACAGCTGGAGCAATTCAGGTATTCTTAAATGGTATTTTATTAACAGATTCAAATGACTACACTGCCACTAACGGAACTCAAGTTGTATTAAATACTGGAGCTGATAGCGGTGATATTATCAACATATCAACATTTAATAAGATCGGTCAAGGAGTTAAACATTTTAGATTTAATGCAGACTCAGCTCAAACTACATTTCAAGGATCAGATGTTAAAGGAAGAACACTTTCCTATAATCCTTCAAGCATAGAGGTATTCCTAAATGGTATCCTACTTGTAGATAGTGATGACTATACTGCTACAAATGGAACATCTGTAGTACTAACATCCGGTGTAGATTCAGATGATGTGATACAGATCAGTGATTATAAAGGTGCAGATACTGTTAACCTAGCTGCAATATCTCCGATAGTTGATTCGGCTTATGTACAAGCAAGAGTCGCTGGAGGAACAGACTGGCAAGCAGTTAAGACTGCTGACTATACAGCTGTAGCTGGACAAGGTGTATTTGTAAATAGTACGAGTGGTGCTAAGGCAGTTACTTTGCCGGCAAGTCCTACACTAGGAGATGAGGTAAGAATTATAGATGCTTATGGAACTGCAGCTACGAATAATATTACTATACAAAGAAACAGTTCTAAAATTATGGGATCAGATTCTAATTTTATAATTGATATTAATAGATCTGCATTAGGAT